GCCCGGACGTCCGCCGGACGTCCGGCGGACGTCCGGGCGGAACACCGCGACCCTAAGACAGAGACAGAGACAGAGACAGAGACAGAAGTACATACTCCAGTCACCTTGGTAGAGGGGGGTCCGGGGGGAGACCCGCCAACAGCCGTCGCGGGCAGGCCCGCTCCGGCCGACAAACGCGGAACCCGCATCCCCGACGGATGGCAGCCAAACCCGGCCACCGTCGCGTCGATGCGCCAGAAATTCCCGGACGTCGACCTGGACGAGGTCACCGAGGAGTTCGTCGACTTCTGGCGCGCCGAGCCAGGAGCCCGGGGCCGCAAGCTCGACTGGGACGCCACCTGGCGAAACCGTGTCCGCGAGATCGCCAGCCGCCAGCGAGCACGCGCACCAACCCGGCGCAACGGCGCCACCGTCGCCACATCAGACCAGCGCGTCGCCGCAGTTCAAGCGCTCAAACATCAGCGGAGCAGATTGGAATTAGGCCAGTGACAACAGATTCCGCAACGATGATGACCCGTGATGATGTGATCGACGTGCTGACCGCTGTCGCGGCCGGTGACCGCCGCACCGTCGGCCACGCCGATGTGGAATTTTGGCAGGCCGTCATGGGTGACCTGCCGAAAACGCTTGCGCTGCAAGCGGTGCGGAATCATTTCCGGGAACGCCCCGGGGTTTGGCTGGAACCGGGCCATGTTGTGGCGGGCGTGCGTGCCCTGCGCCGTGACCAGCTGGACCGCGAATCCGACGAGGAACGCGACACCCGGCTAGCTGCGCAGGCGGCCAGGCTGACCGGCGAACCGCTAGCCATCACCGTCGCTAGTGCGGAGCGGGTTTCGCTGCAGGAGTGGGAATGCAGGCACGGCAAGCGGTTTCCGCGGTTCGCGCTGCCTAAGGCGCCGTCGGAGTATGAAGAGATTCTCAACGATTCCGGCGTCAAAGCCCTGCGAGTTCCTTGCCCGTACTGCGGCGCGGCCAAGGGGTCGCCGTGTGTGGTGGCGGGCAGCAAGCAGCTGCTGCGGCGGGTCATCGCCCACCCCTCGCGTGTCGAAGCTGCGGCCGCCGCCGAAGAGGCCGCTTGATGACCGGGGAGGTGATCATTCGCGGTCGGCGCACTCGCGCGGTGTTTGAGGCGTACGCCGAAACCGGGGCCCTTGGGCACCACTGCCCGAACTGCCACGCCAAGGTCGGCGAGTTCTGCCGCCACGACGCCGAATCAGGCGGCGGCGAACGCAAAGTGCCGTGCCCGCGACGAATCATCGCAGCATCCCAAGCCACCACGGGAGCAGCGGAGCCGTGAGCCACAACCAGAATCCGGCGCCGCAGATCGACCCCACCCAGGTCGACGCGATCTACGAACGCCTGCGGCTCCTGAACGACCAGCTCGAAACCTTCCACGCCGTCCGCCGGATCGCTTTCGACAAATCGCTGTCCGCCGAAACCGCTGCGGCCCAAATCCGCTACTTGTACGCCGCATTCGACAAAAAACACTCAGATACAACAGAAGCGAGCCGGCCGTGAAAATCCGCAAGTGGCTGGCATGGAAGCTGGTCCAACTCGCCGCACGCCTACACGACGCGGAATACCGCGAGACCATCAGCATCCTTTCCGCCAGTAGTGGCAGCCAGGTTTGCATCGAGGTAACCGGTGACTGCTACGGATGTGGTGTCTCCGCTATCGGCGGCCTGTCATGGTGCCCGGACGGAACTGATGACGTCGCAGTACTGGACGGTTGGAAATTCACGTGGCGGACATCGTCATGACGGCACCGGATCTTGGCCCGTGCCGGTGCGGCCCGGATCATGAGCACGCGGATTTTCCGCCGTACCGGTGCGCGGACTGTCCGTGTGCCGGGCACCGCCCAGACATCAGAGACACCCGTAGCGGCGCTGAGAACCCTGTAGACCCGCAAACCTGGCCGGGCGTGATAACCATCCCCGGCGGGATCGATTTCAGGCAGCAGCGGGCCACACAGGCCGCGCAGTGGGTTGACCAGCTTGCCGCCGGCATCCGGGTCGATCCGGCCCCGCCCCCCGATGACCCGCACGCATTGTGTGACCTCGCCGACATGATCGAACAAGTCCGGCCCGACCACATCGACCCTATCGACGTGATAGCGCTGCTAATCCTGCGCCAACGCATATCCTCCCGCGTTGCCCACAAACTCTGGCGAGCAGCCATGAGTCGTCTCACACGTGCACTCCGCGGACCAGGACCCCTGTGCGCGGAGCCCTGTAGTCAACAACGCCACAGAGAGGAGTTCCAAGAATGACCACAACCACACTGCCGCTGGCCGTGCTCACCCACCTCGACTGGCACGACCTCACATGCCAACATCAAGACCCCGAATGCGACCACCGCGCAACAGTAAAAGTCGAATACCACGCAGTCGACGAATGCAACTACACCGGCAACCCGTTCGGAAACATCGTCGAACTCCTCTGCACCCAATGCCTAGACCGACTCAAAGCACGAATCGACTCACACATCCGCCAACTAGCCAGAACAAACTGCCGCGCCCAATGCTTCACCTGCGGCGCACCCATAGCAGAGACCACCGACATCCTGCGCTCGGTCAGGCCGCTCCAATGAGCACGGACAACGACGCACCCGCCACCAAAAGATCCTCCTGGGGGTTAGACTCCGAACCCCCAGAGGACTGGCGTGACGAAGCACTGTGCGCTCAAACAGACCCCGATGCTTTTTACCCGGATCCAAGCGAAACCGCCGACGGCTGCTAGGAAAATCTGCGCAGTGTGCAAAGTCCGCATCCAATGCCTGGAGTACGCACTCAAACACGGTGAGCCGTACGGTATCTGGGGAGGGCTATCCGAGCGTGAACGCCGCCGACTCAAACACGGCGGCGCGGCATGAGCAACCACCGCTGCCTGGCAAGGCACGCATGCCGGGATGCCACCGACGATGACCGCCAGGGCGCAACCACCATCAATCCCGACACGTTATGCCTCGCCTGCCAAACCCACATCACCAACGCCGTCCGCCAACTGCCCAGAGACTGGGCCGAACTCAGATCAGCGCTCGGCGAACGTTCGCCGGCAACCGGCACCAAAATCCGTTCCACCCCAACGCCATCCATCCCTATATCCACCCGCAAAGAAGCACTCATGGCCGCCATCGTGGAATGGGCAGACCGCGCCGCCGCAATCGTCTCCGACCTGCTCCACACCAGCCAACCCGCTACCTACCACGGCCGCGGCATCCCCATCCACGCCGAACATGTTGTCCGCAAGTCAGTAGCGATCGTCGAGCCCCACATCGAACTGCTCGCCACAGCACCACCCGAACCCATGATGGTATGGGGCAAGCCGCAACGCTGCAACATCCACCAACACCTCATCGGCCACGCCGAAACCATGCTCACCCAAGCCAAACCCTCCGATATCGACAGGTCCGAGGAACTTGTGCGCGAGTCCTACGCGGCCGCCGGCGCATGTGACGACTGCAACGGCTGGGACGGCTACGGCCAGAAACGCGAACTCACCGAACTCAGTGGCATAGACGTGGCCCTACGACTCGTGGAGCTGCACAACCAAACCCGAGCCGAACTCGGCAAAACCCGCCTCCGCCACACCTACTCAATGCCATGCCCACGCTGCGGCGGCCGCGTCGGACGAGACGACGGCCAAACCATCGTCACCTGCGACAACAGCGACTGCAGGGCATCCTGGACAGAGCGAGAGTACCAGTTCTTAGCAGGCCTGATCACCAGTGAGAGGCTGGACATGGAGATCCTCAGGTGGCTCTTGGCAGAGGCTTACGCGCGTCTCGACGACATCCATGCACGCCTGGACCGCCTCACTGATGCCGATCACGCCGCACTGCAGCTTCCTGGCGCCGGCGCTATCGTCGTCGACGCCATGCGACAGGCCATCCAAGGCCACCAGACCTCTCAGCAACGATCAACTGCCACTAGCGTTAGGCTCACTGAGCAGCGGCAAATCGCCGAAGATTCGTGGGCGTGGCGCGGCGAACAGCCCTACCGGCCACCAAAACGCCAACACCGTAGGGCGATTCGGCCAGCTGACCCGCCGGTAGAAGAACTCGTCGACCCGAGCGATGCCGCCATTGCATGCGGCGAGTGCAACATGGTTCACCGAGGAGAGTGTGTGTGACAGGCATGCCCAAAAGAAGTGCGCCGCGCCGACGTTGGAGCATCAAACCCTGGCCCTGGCCCGGTGACAGCCGCGAGGACAGAGCGAGGCGTATCGCGCTGTCCTACCGCCAACTCGTCCTCGATATCGCCCAGGGACGCTGCAACGACCCTGCCGGATACCTCCACCGCCTCGACCGGCACTGGGCCGAGCACGGCGAATTCTGGCCATGCCCTGGGCCATTGCCAGTCGTCGATGATTGGCTCACTGCCGCAGACCTCGCGCACCTCATCCACAGGTCACCGCGCGACATCTATCGTTGGGCTCGCCGCGGAGCGATCCGTCAGCGCACCAGCGCTGACGGCAGCCCCGAGTACTCGTTGTCCTCAGCGATCGCGTACCAGCAGCGACAGCGACAACGGCGCGCCGGCGTGACATCGTGAGTGCCCGCGGGTACACTCAGCAGCAGGCATTGCCATGCCCTTCTGGGGGTGGTGCCGCCGAGTAGTGTGGGAGCGCGTGCCACGTAAACCCCGCTGGCTGGCTCGCGGTTTAACAGGGTGCCCGCATAAACCCGGCCACTTTCCAGGGGAGGGGCGAATGGCCGCAGGCATCGACACCAGCCCCCCCGGCGTAGGCGCATCCGCCGCCCTGAACCGCTACTGGACCGTTGGACCCGGCCGGGCCAAATGGGCAAGCAACCCCAAACCCTGGACCGCCCTATACCACCTGCTGCGCAGGCACATGAGCGAGACCAAGGCCAGGGGCCTTGCCACGGAGTACTACGTCCGGGTGTTCGGCCACGGCCCTAGCAGGGCACACTAGGCGTGCCCCGAGCACCACGCCGCTGCCCAGGCGACAACGGCGACTGCACTGCTCTTATCACCCACAGCCAACACTGCCCCGAGCACACGACCACCTGGGCGGGTCCGCGCACAGCGTCGAGTCGTGTCACATCACACCGGCGGTGGCGCGAGCTCAGGCGCGAGGTACTGGAGCGCGACGACTACATCTGCCAGATCCGTTGTGAGGGCATCTGCACCGGGCATGCCACGACTGTGGACAAGATCAGCCCGGCTGCGCGGCGCCCAGACCGCGCCTACGATCCGGCCAATGCGCGGGCAGCATGCAGTGCGTGCAACGCGCACAAGGCCCGCACCACCGACCGATCAGATTGATTTGCTCCCCGCACCGTTTGCTGGGGTTCGCCCGGGTACGGATACCCTACCCAGGCACCCCACCCCTCCCCGGGCCTAAGAGCAGGACGCCGCGGGGTTCTGTGAATTTCGAGCTGTACGGGTTGCTCGAAATTCACGGCGCACCCTCCTAATACCTGGTATGGGTATGAAATCGACTGTGGGCGTGCCGATTCCTGATATAGGAGCCTGTTGATATGCCTGGACCTGTTGCCAAGTCTGCGTCGACTCGTGTGCGGCGGAACAAGACTACGACGCGTGCGGTGTTGCGGCCGGTGAAGAACCCGAAGGTGCCGGGGTTGCCGGCGCCTATCAAGTGGTATGAGCCGGTTCGACAGTGGTGGAAGCGGGCGTGGTCGTCGCCGATGGTGCCGGAGTGGACCGAGTCGGACAAGGATGCGATGTTCTTGGCGGCCCGGTTGATGCAGCAATTCTGGGATCCGGACACGTCGGCGAGTGTGCGGGTGTCGACGGCGGCCGAGATTCGGCAGATCCTTTCGCAGTGTGGGCTGACGCCTATGAGTCGACGCAGTTTGCAGTGGGAAGTGGAGCGCGGGGAAAGCGCCGCGGAGCGTACGACGCAGCGCCGGCAGGCCAGTAGTAAGGCGGCGGCTATGCAGGCCACGCCGGCGCCTGATCCTCGCGTGACACGGCTGCACGCGGTGGGCTGATCGGTGGACCTAATTGTTCCGCCGTTGGATGCTCAGCCCTATCCGACGCTAGGAGACCAGGTCTGCGCCTTCCTTGAGGAGCGGGCGTGTTTCGGCCCAGGCAGCCTGAAGGGTCAGCCGCTGGTCATCTCGGAGGACCTACGGTTCGTCATCTACCGGGCCTATGAGCATTGGCCGAAGCGGCATCCGCGTGCTGGCCGGCGCCGGTTTGATCGGGTGGTGTGGTCGATCCGCAAGGGCGCTGCCAAGACCGAGGCGATGGCGCTGATCGCGTTCGCCGAGCTGCACCCGGAGTCCCCGGTACGGTTCGCTGGCTACAACCGTGACGGCAGCCTGAGGCAGGGCCGTCCGGTGCGGTGCCCGTACTGTCCGCTGCTGGCCAACACCAAAGATCAAGTCGAAGAGCTGGCCTACGGCGCGTTGATGACGATCTGCGAGCTCGGTCGTGACCCGGAGCTTTTCGACATCGCGTTGGAGCGGATCATCCGCATCGGGGTAGGCGGCGAGGATGACGGCAAGGCTGTCCCTCTGGCTAACGCGCCGAACGCAAACGACGGCGGCCGTACCACCTGGAATGGCTACGATGAGACCCACAGGCTGTATCTGCCGAATCACAAAGCGGCAGTTCAGACTATGGAGTCCAACCTCGGTAAGCGGTACGAGGAAGATCCGTGGTCGTTTTCGGGGACCACGGCTGGTGAGGCGGGTCAGCAGTCGCAGGCCGAGGACGACCATTTCGAGGCTGAGGCGATTGCGCGGGGTGAGGTGAAGCGGCCGACGCTGTGCTACATCCATCGTCAGGCCTCCGACGGCTGGGACATGACGAAGTTCGAGGATCGTGTCGAGGCGATCCGGGAGGCGTCGGGGCCGGAGTTGGCGCAGCGCACCGATTTGGAGGCGTTGGCGGGCCGGTGGGACCGCCCGAAGGCGGATAAGGCGTACCTCGAACGCGTTTGGACGAACCGGTGGGGGCAGCAGTGGGCGCAGGCGTTCAGCGTGAAGCGTTGGAAGGCGTTGGAGCGCACGGGTGAAACGATCCCGCGCCGAGCGCATGTCACGCTGGGTTTCGATGGGGCCCGGATGCGGGACGCCACCGCGATCGTGGCGACGGATGTACGGTCGGGGCTGCAGCAGCTGGAGTACCTCGCCGAGCGGCCGATGAACGCCGACGATGACTGGGAAGTCGACGAAGACGAGGTAAACGAGAAGGTCAAGGAGCTGTTCTCACGGTTCCGGGTGGTCAAGTTCTACGCCGACCCGCCGCACTGGAACTACACGGTCGGCGCGTGGGCGGCTAAGTATCCAGATGTGGTCGAGGAATTCTGGACGAACCAGAAACGCCGCACTATCAAGGCAATTCAAGCGTTCGAAGACGCCATCGCATCCGGCGCGATATCGCACAACAGCCCGGACGACGGCGATTTCACCCGCCACATCGGCAACGCCGGCAAACATTTCACAAACCTGCTGGATGAGGAGACCGGCCAGCGGCTTTGGACCCTGACGAAACTGCACCGGGATCGCAAGTTCGACGCGGCGATGGCGGCGGTGCTGTCGTGGCAGGCGCGGATGGATGTGCTGCCGAAGGTCTCGAAGCCCAAGAAGCGCGTGTTCGCGCGTATCAGATAAGAAGCGGGGTGACGAATCGGTGGTTGATCCTGCCCTGGCTTCCGAATCGTCACTGACTCCGCAGAAGTGGTTTGAGCGGCTCAACGCCATGTACACCGCGCCGACGCGCCCGCCGTGGCAAGACGGGATGCAGCGGCCGTCGACCATGACCTATCAAAACGGATTGTCGCCGGCTGCGGATGCGATATCGCGGTATTGGACTCCGCGGCACAAGTTCCTGGACACGTTGTGGTCCTACCGTGTGGGCGATCCGCCGCTGCCGCAGATTGAGCCCGAGTATCACGACGTGTTCCGCGGCGTGATCCGCAAAGCCCGCGTCAACTACGCGCCGATGTGCATAGCGGCGATGCTGGATCGGCTTGAGCTACAGGCCATTTCCACGCTTGATGATGCGGACACTGACGGCGATGATCTAGCCGCGGAGATCATGGATGAGACCGGTTTCAACGCCGTCAGCAAAGACCTCTTCGACTATGCGCTGTCGTTGGGCGAGTCATACGCGATGGTGGTGCCCGGCCGCGCCGGCGATCCGGTGCTGGGAAACGGTAGTCCGTCACCGTCGATCCACGCGATCCCGCCGTGGCGTTGCATCGGTGTCCCAGATTGGCGCAACCCGGTCAGGTTGAGGGCTGCTCTGGTCCGCCAATATGACCCAATCACGTTGGAGCACAATGCGTTTTTGTTCCTGCCGGGGTGGAAGTGGGATTTGCGGTGGGATGGTGGGGTTTACAAATGGGACGTTGCGGGCGAGCCAGAGCGCGTCACGGGCTTGGAGGCACTCGGCGGGATTCCGATCGTACGGTTCGACAACCTCAACGGGATGGGCGAGTACGAGCCACACCTGGATCTGCTGGACCGCATCATTGACACGACGCTGCAACGAATCATCGGGTTCTGGTATCAGGCGCTTCGGCAGCGAGCCTTGCGCGGCGACGAAAACGACGAAGACGACCAAGACACACCCGAATCCGCCCAACAGGCCGGCGAACCCATCGACTGGAACAAGCTATTCCGCGCAGGCCCCGGCGCGCTGTGGCGGATACCGAAAGAGTTCGAGATTTGGGAGTCACAGCAGACCGACTTCGGGCCGCTGCTCAACGGCAAACGAGACGACGTCAAAGAGTTCGCCGCAGTCAGCAGCACCCCGCTGCACCTGATCACTCCGGACGCTGCGAACGGATCCGCCGAAGGCGCTGGCTTGCTGCGGGAATCGCTGACAGCCAAAGTGCGTGACCGGCGCGCACGGTTCAGTCCGTCGTTAAAGATGTTGTGGCGCATGGCATTCGCCTTCGCGGGCGAGGCTGAGCGGGGCCGGCGGATGCGCCTGCATTGGGGGCCGATCGAGTTCCGGACGCTGGCCGAGCAGGCATCAGCATCGGCTCAAGCGCAGGGCACCCTGTCAACCGAGGACCGGTGTCAGCGGATCTGGCAGATGTCACCGCAAGACACGGCCCGAAACATGCAGCGGCTGACCGCCGAGCAGCTGCTCGCCACGCCGGCCGCACCACCCTCGCCGAACCAGCCGGGACCGCTGTCGCCCGCGCCGTTGTCGCCGGTTCCGGCGGGGGTCGGGCCGGCGGCCGACGATGACAACGCCGCGTAGACCAACCACCTACCAGCAGGCGCTGCGTGAAGCGGCGAAGGTCCACGCCGCCCGCAACGCAGCAGCAGATCCAGTCGCGGTCACCGCGCAGATGTCGCAGCAGACAGCTGCGGTGCGGGAACGCGCGTCGGCATGGGCCAAACAGGCCATCGTGGCGCTGTGGCTGTCGACCAACCCGTATAACCCACGGGCGGTGCGGGATTTCGCCACCAAGGCCGCTACGCTGATGACCTCGGCGCAGACCGCGGCGGCCCGGGCGGCCGCCTCGGCGCAGAGCCAACAGCTTGCGGCGCTGGGTATCCCGGTGTCAGTGCCGCCGTCGAACCCGATCGACGTGCGGGCGCCCGCGGCCACGGTCAGCGGCGGCAGGGTTAGGCTGCGTCACCGTGCCGCCGAGGTCGACTACGCAGACACCGGCAAGAGCGCGAGGGTGTCGGCCGCGGACATGTCCACCCGGTCGATATTTCAGCGTCCGGCAGCGCTGTTTCGGTACCTGATCTCGGCGGGGGAGCCGTACGCGGATACGCAAGCGATCGCACGGATCAACACGCTTGTTGACGACAACCTCATGCTCGCCCAGAGGCTGGCCCAGCAAGAAGTGCTCGCCAAGGCCGTCGATTTGGACGATAACCGCCGGGGCCGCCAACAGGCCCCGAAAATCATCGGATACCGGCGGGTTATCCACCCAGAGCTGTCGCTCGGCGGGACCTGCGGCATGTGCATCGCCGCCTCGGATCGTGTCTACAGAGTCGGCGAACTCATGCCGCTGCATAATCTGTGCCGCTGCACCGTCGCCGCGGTGACTGAGGAGCACGATCCGGCCGATGACCTGAACGCGGTCGACCTGCGCCAGCTGTACAAGGACGCGGGAGGGAACACGGTCGCACACCTGAAGCGGACCCGCTATCAGGTGGATGAGCACGGTGAGCTCGGGCCGGTCTTGGTGCCGAAGAAGGCATACAAGCCGCGCAGCGCCGCACCGAAGAGGATCGCCCGCAATCAGCAGTCCAGCAGCACGTCGGATCAGGAATCCAAGGCGCAGATCGCCGCCCGTCTACTGCCAGGGCTTGAGAAGAATCTGCAGGACCTGCGCAGCAAGGGCATCTCGGAGGATTCACCGCAAATCACCTACCACAAGAACACAATCGAGAGGTTGCGCCGCGACCTGAAGACCGCTGGCATCGCCCAGGAGGCGTCGAAGAAAGCCGCCAAGCGCAAGCAGGAGCCACGCCCGAAGCTCAGTACTGGCGACAGTGGTGGCGATGACGGTGGCCGGCGCCCGCCGGGCGGTAGGGGAGGCGGACCGACCGATGACGGGGGCGACCAGGACGACAATCCTGACCTAACCCCGCAGCAGCGCGCAGAAGCTCGTCTTGCCGCGCAGGGCCAACGTGCACGCGCCGAAGGCGCGGAGCCGGACGTGACACAAGCTGTTCGAGCAGCCACGACCGCACAAGGCGGCGAGCTGCAACGCCTCGACAGCCGACTGAAAGAAGAAGGATCGCTGTACCGCAAGATCCAAGAACTGATGGCCGATGGCGATCAGGCAGACCAAGCCGCTGTCATGGTCCGAGACTCACTCCGCTACACCGCGGTAGTTCCTGAGCAAAACTACTGGGCACGCGGAACGGCTATTGGCGACGCGCTCGTGGCTGCTGGATTCATTCGAGACAAGCAGGTCCAGGGTTGGGAAAACGAAGGCTACAAGGGCCGGAATGACACCTTCCTGACCCCGGAAGGCCTTCAATTCGAAGTACAGATCCATACCGTCGAATCACTCAAAGCTGCCGAAACGGCGCATCCGCTCTACAAAGAACAGCGGCTGCCGACTACATCAGCGGTACGCAAGCGTCAGCTGGATGCCCAGCAGAAGGCGATATTTGCCGCAGTGCCTATCCCGAACGACGTTCCTCAACTAGACTGAAGTCCTAAGCTGCGAAGGGAGCGAGCCATGCGGTATTTTACCGACGGCTTGCGCGTGGCCCGTGTGCACACTGATGAATCATTTGGAGACGCGTTCCTCGAAGCTCGCGGCGAGACGTTCCACATCGTCAAGAATGCTTGGGTGGAGCGGCCCGATCTCACCAGGGAAATAATGTTCCGCGGCGACTGGGGGAGGTCTACCCTCGCCGAAGTTGAACAGCGCATTGCCGAACGTCAACGGCAACGACAAGCCAGCTAAGCCTCTTAACTTGACCATTCCCTAACAACCCCTGAGCACACCAACGGGGGGCTCCGGGGTTGTTTTCGTATGCGCACACATGGTCTTCCGGCTGATAAGCCGGACCCGCCCCGTTATAGGCAACACCTCCTCACCCCGATATGGGAGCTGCATTGAACACGTCACTAACTCAAACCGGTACCACCCCGCAGGCAATGGCGGACGCTGACGCTGCCGCCACTGGCGACCAGCCCCATCCCCAAGGCGACAGCGGGCAGTCATCGGGTGCCGATAGGGGGTTCCCCGCGAACACGCCCGTGGCCGAGATGACTGACGCGCAGCGGGCAGCCTACTTTCGGTACCAAAATAGGCAGGCCGACAACAAACTGGCCGCATTCAAAGGTGTTACACCGCAGCAGGTCCAGGCGATGCAGCAGGAGCTTGAGGCTCTGCGCAATGAGAAGTTGTCGGCTGACCAAAAGGCAGTCAAAGAAGCCGAGAAGGCTGCGCGCGCTGCCGCCGACGCCGAGTGGCGGCCGAAGTATCAGCGCAGCGAGCTTCGCGGCATCGCCAGCCAGGTACTCAAAGGTGACCAGCTCAAGGCGTGGCTGGACGGGATGAACCCGGCCGCGTTCACCGACGAGAACGGCGAAATCGACGAGGAGAAAGTGATGGGCCACCTCACCGCCGCCTTCGGTGCCGGCGGGCAACAAGGCCAGCAGCAGGCAACCGGGCAGCGACAGCCCTCCTGGGGACAACACAGTGGCGGTGCCGGTGGCGGCCCGCTACGGCCCGGTGAAGCCGGCAGAGCCGAAGCCGCTAAGCGTTTCGGCGCGAAATCAACGTAAAACGAAAGGACGCACGCTATGTCGACTGACATTTCGTTGCAGACGACGACCTATCAGGTCGGCAACAAGCAGTGGCTCCTCGACGAGCCCACGTTCAAGCCCAATGTGACACTGGATATTTCGACGTTCTCGCAAAACGAAGCCCAGCTGGTCACGATCACAGGAAGCCCGACCGGCGGCACCTTCACACTGACCTACGCGGGTCAGACCACCGCCGGAATAGCCTACAACGCTGCGGCTTCGGCGGTGCAGTCTGCGCTTGCCGCGCTATCGACGGTCGGCGCCGGCAATGTGTCGGTGTCGGGCAGCGCCGGCGGCCCCTACACGGTGACGTTCCTGGGTGCGCTTGGCAGCCAAGACGTTGCGTTGCTGACCGCATCCGGAGCCGGGTTGACCGGCGGCACCTCGCCCGGCGTGACGGTGGCCACCGTCACGCCCGCGCACTACGCCAACGGCTACATCCCGTCGGGGACGGCGATCGGCAAGGTCACCGCCACCGGCCTGTTCGGCCCCTACGACAATGCGGCCAGCGACGGCCGGGAGGTGTGCTACGGGTTCACCTACGGCGATGTTCGCGCCGTCCGGCCCAACGGTGCCGTCGCGTCCAAGGTGGGCACCGGCGCGGTCGTGACCGGCGCGGTGTCCGTGGCGAAGCTGCCGTTTCAGCAGGGGTCTGGGTCGATCGACGCCAACGGCAAGACAGACCTGCCCACCATCCGGTTTGAGGCCTGAGAAAAGGAGATTGACTGATGGCGCTTTTCCTGGACGGCCCGCTGCCGCTAGAAGATGTCCTAACGTTCGTGCAGGAGATTCCGCTGCCGTCGAACAACCGGTTCACCCAGTTGTTCCCCCGCCGCGACTACGTCGGCACCGACGAGATCGACTTCGTCACCATCACCCGCACCAACCGGGCGGCCAAGTTCCGCCACTGGGACGGCTCCTACTGGGTCGCCCAGCGCGACACCGGTGCCGACAAGCGGGTGCGCATGCTGCCGCTGGGCGGTCAGCTCGGGGTCGGCGAGTATGAGCGCCGGCAGATCGAGTTCGCCCGCGTGGGCGGCACGATCCAGTCGATCCTGGTGGACGCGATCTTCAACGACCTCGAGAATCTGACCCGCTACGTGCAGAACCGCATCGAACTCGCCTGGGGGGATGTGCTCACCGACGGTGTGCTCAACATCGACGAAAACGGTGTGCAGCAGCAGCTCGACTACGCGATCCCCGCCGCGCAGAAGGTCACGGCCGCCACCCTGTGGTCCGACCACACGAATGCGACGCCGCTGACCGACCTGATCACCTGGACGGGGGTGTACTCCGGGGTCAACGGGATGCCGCATGGCCAGTTCATCACCTCCACCGCGGTGGTGCAGCACCTGATGCAGAACAAGCAGCTGATCGACGCGATCAAGGGCGCCCAGACCGGTACGACCTGGGTGTCGATCGCCGAAATCAACGCGTTTCTGGCAGGTTTCGGCATCCCGGCGTTCGTGGTGCCGACCGACGGGCAGCCCGGCGGATCAATCTACAGCTCGAGCTTCGATGTGGACGGAGTCACCACCCCGGCGTTCCCGCCCAGCAAGCTGCTGTTCCTGCCGGCGGACATGTCCGCGCTCGGGTTCACCGCGTGGGGCACTCCGACCACGGTGATGGAGCTCAACGCCAAGAACGTGCAGGTCCAGTCAGCGGCCGGGATTATCGGCATCCTGGTGCGCGAAGAGGAGCCACCGTTCGTGAAGCGCGCGTTTGTCGATGCGGTCGCGCTCCCGGTCATCGCGGATCCCCGCAAGATCCTCATCGCCACCGTCACCGCATAACAGGGGAGGCCCGAGAGCAATGCCGAAGATCGGCCCGTACACGGTCTACCTGCGCGACGAAGACGGTACCGTTCACACCTTCTTGCCGGGTGTTGATGTGCCGGCTTGGGCGGCAAAGCAGATGGGAGACCACTGCTTCGCCGCCCACGCCACCCAGCCGCAGCCGCACAAGGAACACCACAGTGCACCATCCAGTGGTGGCGGTGTTGGGCCGCCGCCGCGGGCCGGCGCCGGCTCCGGCCGCGACGCGTGGGCAGCCTACGCCCAGGCCAACGGCGTTGGCGTCGATGATGATTGGAAACGCGACCAGATCATCAGTGCTTGTGAGCAAGCAGGTGTGGCGGTTGAATGACCGGTAAGTTCGCCTCCTTGGCTGATGTGACCAGCCGGTTCGAGGGCACGATTCCGGTGAACCGGCTGGCCTGGATAGACACCACCATCGGTGATGTCGAGAGTGAACTGATGTACCAGGTGCCGTCGCTGCGCAAGCCGATCGATGAGATCAACACCGAATCGGCGGCGGCCGGTGATCCCGGCCGGCTGGAACGGGTCAAAGGCGTTGTCGCACGCAAGGTCCTCGACCTTTATCGGCACCCTGACGGCGCCAACCAGCTCAGCCGGACAACACCGGACATCACCGTGAGCCGCACCTGGGCTCCCGACGCCACGCGCGGACGGGTCGAATTCAGCCAAGCGGAACTCGACAAGGTGCGGCTGCCCAAGACGCGGCAGAGGTTCGGCACCATCCGGGTGACCCCGGCAATCATCGCCCCCTAAGGAAGGTTTGGGAATCGTGGCGTTCGGCGAGGACCTGATGACCGGCGACGCCCGCGCCGTCATCGCGGAGCTACTCGAACAGCGCGGCCAGCAGATCACACTCATCCCGGCCGTAGGCCAGGTGACCGACAAGCCTGGCGGCGGCAAGGACTACGCCGCGGCCGCGCCGCGACCGGCGCAGACGTTGGCGCTCTTCAACACAACCGGCACCGACGCCCGCCAGGACTCCACGACAGATCAGGGCACGACACGCCAGTTGCGGTACCACATGATCGGGGCGCATGACGCGGTCGTGGAAGTCGGCGACGCGTGGGAGGACGCCGCCGCCAAATACACGGTGGACAGTGTCGATAATGCCCAGCCGTATCAGGTGAGGGCGGTCGTGACCGCCTTCCTCAAGACATTTGGGCACGGCTTTGGCTAAGACCTACGGCCGCCTGACCGAGCTGAATTCCGGGCTAGTGCGGTTGCGGGACAACGTGAATGACGTCAAGGACGACTATGAGCGGGTGCTGGACACGCACATGCGACTGGCCGCGGCTGACGGGCAAGCGTACATGCGTGAACACGCCCCGTGGAACGACAGCACCGGAAACCGTAAGGATCGTGTGCCGGGAGCTGCCCGAGCCGGCCTGCACACCACCACGAACCTTAAGGGCAGCCACAAGGTGATCCGGTTTAGTCACGGTGTGGATTACGGGATTTGGCTGGAAATCCAGAACAACGGCAAAGACCAGATCATCATGCCCAGCGTTGCGGCGATAGCCAAGCGGCTAATGAAGAGTCTTCGCGGGTCTCTGCGCGAAATCAAGAAACGGCGAGCATAGCGAGGCCACGTGGCGCGAGATGCGGTCCTGACCCTTCTGCGTAACGACGCGCTCCTGGCTGCGCTCGGCGGGACAGGTTTCGTGGTGGTGCCGAATTTCGCGGCGGACCAGCGGCCCAACGATGCTGGCACCTTCATCGTTATCGCCTGGGGTGTAACTGATTTCGACGACTCGCTACAGGAGAACACCGAACATCACTTTGACCTTTGGATTCACATCCCGGTGTCGGTGTCGACTGATTTCGTGCGGATCGACAACATCAACGACCGGATTGACGAGATTTTCGTGGCGGTAGCCGATAATCCTCCCGTTGTTGGCGGTGACGGCTGGCAACTGAACCATGTCGGTTTCGAGGGCCGCGGACCGGATTTCACAGACGCCGGATATCAGACGATTTGCCGGCGGGCATCGTATATGGCTTTGAGCTGCAAGGCGTCCGTGTAGACAGGCCAAAACGTACAAGAAAGGAACCACACTGATGGTGCAGAACGATCCGATCGATTCGGCCGCGAACGCTAAGCCGTCTGTGTCCGATGAGGAGAAAGCGAAGTTGACCAAGGCGCCCGCCGCGGTGGTCAAGGACAAGGCTAGTCAGCGGTTCGTCATGTACATGGGGGCCAAGAATGCGTCCTTGATGGCCGACTTGGATCAGCAGGCGCGGGCCGCCATGATCAACCGGGCAGGTGTCGGAACGTACGCCGAGGTGACCCAAGCGCAGTGGGCACAGGCCGGCATAACCGCCACACATGGCCACGTGTGGAATCTAGGCAATCAATGGCGAATTCCGGCTGGGGAGTTCACCGAGCGCCAGATCGACCACCTGCTCACCACCCAGTCAAAGCGGTTCCGGCTGGTCGACGGCAACGGCAAAACCGTTCGCCGATAACCCAGACAACATTCGTAAGTGACCAGCCACGGGCCGCCCCAAGATATTCGATGCCCAGGCGGATCACTGCACTTCAGAATCGTCGAACAATGTCTGGAAATCCGGTGCAACAACAAGCGATGCACCGAGGGGGACTCACTTATTGTCTACCACCGCTACTCGCTGCCAGGCCTTGACCTGGTGGACACGGTGACACTCAAAGATCCAATCTCACGGAGGCCTAGGAGCCCTAGATACCGGAAGGACGTTCGGTAACATGGTCGCATCACCCGGAAATCCAGACACCAAACCCTATGGCCTGCACCGCCTATGGATATACCCGTACCTCGACTCGGACGGCTCGGTACTGAGCAACGTAGGCCACCGGATGCCGATAGCCCGAAAGTTCATGTTCACCGAGACCGAGGAAACCGACTCGCTGGACGGTGACGACAAGACAGCCTTGGCAATCCAGGGCAAAGGTGCCTCAGTAGACGGCTCGCTTGAGGCTGGCGGCCTAGACCTGATGACATACTCGATCATCACCGGAGCCCAGCTGGTGGAATCCGGCCTAGAGCCCAACCTGAAGCGCACGGTCAGAAAGCGGGCGAGCGACCAGCGCCCATACTTCCGCATCGACGGACAGGTGATTTCCAACGGCGGCGGCGACCACATCGCCCGTGTCTGGCGCTGCCGAGCCAACGGCAAGGTGCAGGCGGACATGCAGTACGGCACGTGGATGACACCGGTCATCGACATCAAGGGCACTCCACTTCCTTTCGACGACGCCGACTGGCTCTACGAAATCGAGTTCAACCAAACGAAAACCACGCTCGGCTCCACGCCGACACCCCCTAACCCGCTGCCCAGCGTCAACAACCTCACGGTCGGCACCATCACCGCGACCACCGTGGACCTCTCATGGACCGACGTCCCGATCGCAGAAAAGTATCTTTTGCAGCAGGCGCCGACTGGGACCGGGACGTGGACGAACGTCACCGTGCCCAACGGCGGTGAACCGACCGACCCGGAGACCACCGTCGCCGGCCTTACCACGGCCACCGGCTACGACTTCCGGGTCGCCCCGGTCGTCAACGGTGTCACCGGCGAATACAGCTCACTAGTGACAGCCACCACCCTGTAACCAACTCAAGTAGCGTCGGAGCCCTAGGAGGCCGCCAATGACGTCACCCACCGACCAGCAGACAACCCGGCCGGGGGCGTGCACTCTGCCCCCGCCCGGATGGGTGTGCACCAGGGATGCTGGGCATCCGCCGCCGTGCGCGGCAACACAATCAGCACCGGAGCCGCCGGCCGCCGACCCGCTGGGGCCGGCGCCGGCGGCTCCTCCGTTGTCACAAGCCCCGGCGAACGGATATTGGTTGCCGCGCACGACTGAAGCCGACCTAGACTTACCCAGCGGCGGCCACATCCGGTACCGCAAGATACGTGACGGCAGCGAGCTCGAGTTTGAGCTGTTGGAGTTGTTGGACGGGTTCACACCAGAGCTGATGGCCGCGGTGCAGGGTGACGACGAGACCCAGGCGGCGCGGGAGATCGCCAAGCCCGAGAACCGGGCCAAAATCTTCGACCCAATCAACCGAGTGGTTGCGGCGGCTGTGGTGTGCCCGAAAGTTGTGTTGGACGGCCCATCAACTGACGAGGAGGTCAACGTCACTGACATTGACCTATTGGACCGGATGGTGATTTTCAACGCTGCCCTTGGAGAGCAGCTTAACCGGCTCAAAAGTGTACTTACACAACAGGAGCAGGCTCTACGAAATCTATCAACAGGCGAAGACATTCAGCCAGCGGCCCAGTGAGTGCGCGTTCTTCGGTAACTCCATCGGCCCTCTGGTCGCCCGCTACTTCGACCGTGGCACATACGCGTTCGGCACCTACGTCGATAAACGGGTTCGTGAGGTGGGCCAGAACGTGAGTAACCAGGCAATCGCAATGGCGATGGCTGAGCGGGAGTTTGAGCGGCTGATGGGGGTCGACATGGACACATCCACAACCGGGTTCGCAACCCCAAGCCCAGACTCAATGTCGGCCCACGGCAGGGCGGTCGTCGACTCAGACATCGAAGACCACGATGATGAAATCGTCCTGAGCGGGTAAACCGGGTGCCTGACTACAACCTAGGGCGTGCCCACGGCAGGATCGAAATCGACTATGATGGCTCGGGCGCTGATAGAGCCGCCCGCGACCTGGACCGTGTATCAGAGTCGTCAACCGACGCCGACAAGTCGCTGTCGAAAACCCAACGGACAGTACAGGACACGGGCCGCGAGTTTGACAAGTCGGCCCACTCGGCTGACGGTTACAGCAGGCGTCTGCGTGATGTGCACGATGCCAGTGTCGCGGCCGACCGAGCTGAGCAGGCCTATCACCGGACGCTGCTGGACACCCGATCATCGATCGACGACATCACAGCCGCGCACAACAAACTTGAGCGGGCCCGTGAGCGTTACGCGATAGCCACCGAACGTGCCCATGACGCACACCGGGCTCTACACAATGAGCTCGGCATCGGTCAGCGGGTAGTGCGCGGATTGTCCGAGCTGATCCCGAACGCAAGGCGCCGCCTCGTTGAACTGGGCAATGCCCAGCAGGACCTGTCACAGAAGACCAACACGCTAGCCAAAGGACTTGGGGCCGCCGCCAAAGTGGTGGCATTGCTGGGGCCGCAGGGCCGGGCCGCCGCGGTCGGACTCGAAGTGCTGTCCAAAGGGATGGACAAGGCCGGTCAGTCGGCGTCGGCGGGAAGCAGCCACATCGGCGACTTCATAAGGCAGATAGCGCAATTCGAGGTCGCATTCGGCAAGGTGGCGGGCCTGTCGCTGGGCATACCGTCGCTGGGCGGGCTGGCAGGTATTGGCGGGGCGGCCGGACTTCAGGGACTGGTCAACGTGGCCGACGCGGTGCGACAGCTCTCCGGGCTGATCGGGCTCTTGCCGGCCACAGTCGCCGGGGTTGGGTTCTCCGTGGAGACTTTGAAGGTTGCGTTCCACGGGGTGGGGGACGCCATCGGCGACATGATGTCCGACGACCCCACAAAGTTCCTCGAGGACATCGCGGACATGGCGCCGGTCGCCGCACAGTCGATGCTGCAGATCGCCCAGTTCCGAGACCAATTCAAACTCGCCGGCGCGGCGGTACAGGACTCGTTCTTCTCTAAGATCGCCGACGACATCGCACCACTGATCCAAACCTGGCTGCCCGCAGTAACATCCGCGATGTCGCAGGTGGCTGGGGTATTCGGGGTGTTGGCGCACGAGTTCGCCGGCATTCTGGCAGAGCCCGCCATGATGCACAGCTTCCAGATGTTTATCGACAACCTCAGCGACGGCCTACAGGCCATGCTTCCGGCGTTGCGTCCGCTGGCCAACATCTTCAACCTCCTTCTCGTGGAAGGCTCCTCGTTCTTCGAACAAATCGGCGGTCGCATCACAAACTTCCTCACCCAGGTCAACCAGATGCTGTCGCGGGCGCAGTCCTCAGGTCAGATGAACAACTGGATTCAAACCGGGATCAACGCGTTCGGCAACCTGGTCGACATCATCGGAAACGTAGGCCAGGCGTTCGCGGAGATCATGATCGTGGCCGAAAACTTCGGCGGCGGCGGCTTTCTGGGCTGGCTGCAGGAATTGACTGCAGAGTTCGCGAATTGGACGAAGACCGCCGGCGGCCAGAACGCGCTGCGGGACTTCTTCTCCACGATGCGCCAAGCTACCGACGCGTTCCTGCCCGCGATGAAACCGCTTATTGACGGGCTTGTTTCACTGGGATCAGCATTTGTTCAGCTGGGAATCGGGATAGCGCCGGGCTGGCAGACGGTTTTCGACTCATTCGCCCGAACCATGGCGCAGCTGGCGCCCCAAATCGCCAGCATGGCGCCCGCGCTGAACACTTTCCTGGCGGGCCTGGCGCAGGCGTTCAGGCAACTGATGTCCACCCTAGGCCCGGAGCTGCCCCACATATTCCAGGTTCTGGCCGACGCATTCGTGGCACTGCTGCCTCAGCTACAGCCCCTGACGCAGATGTTCATCCGGCTGATAGAGGGTGTGGGGCCATATTTACCGGGCCTGTTCGGGGCGGTCACCGACGCACTCAACGACCTGATACCGCTGGTCCCGTCAATTGTCGGGCTGATCATCGAATTCACCCGGGTAATAGAGATTTTGGTGAACCTGCTGGGTGGGCTCGTCGACGGCATCGGCAAAGTCAACGACGCTGTGACCGAGGCTCTACCCAGGGCCATCAGAAGCCTAGTCGACATGTTCGGCGAGGTGTTCGACGACCTGCCCCGCAAGGCCTTCGAGTGGGGCCAGAACATTGTCAAGAACCTGGCTCTCGGGCTCATAGACTCGGTGCCGATAGTACAGGTCGGTCGATCAGCAAAGTCGGTCGTCGAGGCCATCGCCGGATGGTTCCAGCGTTCCCCCGCCCAGAAGGGTCCGTTCTCGGGGTCCGGGTACACGCTGGTGCGGGGCCGGAAAATGGTGCAGGACATGGCCGCCGGCATGCTCGATGCCAGGCCAGCGATAGAGGCTGCCGCTGCCTCCACGGCCATCGCGGCCAGCGGCGCACTCGGCATCAGCCGCAGCGGCGGGGGGCGGGCACCTGTACCGGGCGGCGCGGAAGGCGTAGGCGGAGCGCTGCTGCCCGACCACATCGCCGCCGCCGACACCAGCATCCTGGACGCCTACCTGCGCCACGAATTCTCCGATCGCCGTGGCCTGAAAGGCCTCGCCGCCGACCTGGGTGAGGTTATGTCGGTGCTGCAGAACGGATTCAACCTGTTCTACCAGCAGGGTGTGCAGCCGATCATGCAGGTGATGGGCCTGCTGCCAGCCGCTACTGAGCGCGTGTGGCAGAAGATCCCCGCAGATGTGCAGCTGCAGGAGATGCAGCGTAAGGCGCTGCAGGATCGGGCACGGCAGGGCCCGACGTGGACCGATGTTTTCGGGCGGGGATCGGCCACGCACACGCCTATCGGCCAAACAAGGGTGGGGCGGCTGACCACCGGATCGTCGATCCAGGACAGGCAGCTGGCCATCATCGCGAAAGGCAAAGCGCTGGGTTTGTCGGATCAGGAGATTCAGGGCGTCCTCGGAGTCGCGCAACTCGAAAGCCAATTCGGCAATGTCGGGTTCATGGGGTTCGGTCCGGAAGCCAAAGCAGAGGGCATCAACATCGACGCCGATCCGCAGGCCGCGCTGGACTTGTTCTTCCGTAACTACATGGCCGGCGGGCACGGCGCCAGCGGGCCGACTAAGGATCAGGTGGTCGGCCCGGGCGGGCAGATCATCGATCAGCAAGGGTACATCGACTTCTTGTGGCATCGCGTGCAGGGTGCGGCTGATCCGGAGTTCGGGCGCAAGCTGGCCGCGGCCATCGCCGATCAGACCGCGCTGTACCCCGATCTACTCACGCAGTTGGGTTCTCCGTCGTGGCAGCAGGTCACCGGCGCCGCGCCCGACCTTACCGGACTGCAGTTGCCCAACGTGCGAGGCGCCCACTGGCAGCTTGCGTTAGCGCTGGCCGCTGTTCAGCGACTATTCCCCGGCGCGGTGTTAACTGCCGGCAAGGACGACCACAGCATCGACAAGGGCTGGCACCCCAAGGGGCAGGCCATCGATATCGGGTTCCAGGGCAATGACCCTGAACGGCTGGCCGAGATCGCGAGTTGGCTGCTGCAGTTCACACCGCAGATTGAGCAGCTCATCTTCAGCGGCCCCGGTATCACGCAGAACATTCTGGGAGGTAAACGCACCCCTGCCATCGACATGTCAGGCTCGCCCTACACAACAGGCGCAGCGGGCTACCACGGTGACCATATTCACCTCGCGATCACCGACCAGATGGCCCAAGCGTTCGCCGCTGCGTTGGGCTCCGACACGGTTCTCCCGCCCAGCGTGCCCGCGCCAGGTCTCGGCACGCTGGTCGGCCGTGACAAGGGCCAGCTGGTGTTGCCGTCAGGAAAGACGCTGCAAGAACTCCGCGACGCCACCAACAAGAACATCTCGGTCAACGACCGACTGCTGCAAGCCTATCTGGCGGGAAACCCTGCGCTGGCGGCCCAGATCGGCGCGGCCCAAGCAACAGGGGCCGACGATCAGCAAGTGCTCGACACCCTCAACAGCATCGACACCACCATCGCCGGACTGCAAGCCCAAGACGCGATAGGTAACCAGAACACAATCAGCGCACTGACAAGCACCCAGCAGCAGCTCGCGCAGCAACGAGGCTTCACGCAAGGCCCAACACAATTCGCCCAAGGACTCCAGATCGCCGGGGCCATCGGGGCCGGAGCGTCCAACATCGTCACCAGCGTCATCCAGGCGATCCAAAGCGGCCTGGACTCCCTAGCCGCGACCCAGGACATCGCGGACACCCTGGTGTACGGGATACGGCACACCGAGGACGTGATGAAGATCGTCGACGATGTGCAGAAGTACATCACGTTCGCTGCCGACGTTGCCAACGCCACAGGGAACGTTCTGCAAACCGTTGGGTCGATCATCGCCCTCGCCGGGCAGGGCGCAGCATCCGCAGGCTCATCGCCGTTCGGCGGTGACCCCGGCGCCGCGGTGGCCGCGGCCGGGCAGGGCTTCCAATTCGCCGGCATGATCGCACAGATGATCTCCGGTGCACTACAGGGCGTGAACGCCGCAATCGACTTCGCCCAGCAGGTTTACCACATAGCCGGAACATACGTCGGCCGATTTATGGCGCAGCTCATAGCAGGCCCCGATGGGACACCGCTGCTGGGTGACGTGCGGTTTCTGCTCAACACCAACACCGGTCAGCTGCTCTCATACAGCACAGATAATCCGGGCAACCAAAACGCGCTCACCGTGCCCGGTCTGCTGCGCGGCGCCTACGGATACGGCGAGTACGGGCGCGGCGGCAACCCGAATCCCGGTGTGGGGCAGCTCAACATCTACGCCGGGCCCGGCCAGTCCCCAGCCGAGATGATGCGCGAATCCATGTGGCTGGTCAACACAGGCGGCCTGTCCGGGGCCCTATCCCCATCAGCATTCTGACATGGCGAACAACCTCGTCCCAGGCCAATACCAAATCGGGTCAACGATTTTCGGCGCACACACCCAATACCCAGTGCTAGAAGTCAAACCCCAGTCCTACAACGTGAACAACCAAGACTTCCAGGTGTCGCAGGCCAACGAGATTCAGATGGGACAAGACACCCTGCAGGCTGGGGTTATCACTTTCACGATCGGTGTGCGAGACAACGCCCCCATGCCCCACATAACCGGCGGAACGCTGCCCGCCGGGCTGGTAGACAAGTCGTCGCTACTCATGTCCAGACTGCAGGGCGAGTGGAAAGCCGACGACGTGCGCCAGCAGTGGGGGCAGCTGAAGCCCATCACCTACCGCAACTGGTACGGCCAGACACGCAGAATCTACGGCAGGCCTAGGAAATTCGAGTCGAAGCCGAAGACTCGGACCAGCCAGTTCTACCGGGCCACAGCCGAGTACGCGCGGATAGACACCCTCACCCACAACGACACTGAATCGCTGGTGTCGCTGGTGGTCGACGACAACCCGGTTGTGCACACCAGGGCCGGCGGGGATGCAGCCGCCTGGTACCGTGTACTGCTCACCGGACCCATGTCGCAGCCACAAATCACTGTGGGGGACAACCACATTTGGTTGGACATGGACATACTAGCCGGCGTCGTAGTCGAGGTTTCCAGCTATCCGTGGCAGCGTCGAATCATCGATAGTAACGGCGTAAATCATCGAAACAAGTTGATAGGCAACACAAAATACCTCGACAAGCTACAGCTTCCAGCCGCCACCCCCATAGGGATGGCATGGACCGCCCAACTGACCGATCCGGAAAACAGCACATGCCTGGTGTTGTGGCGCGACGCCTACAGCGTCCTATGAGAGAGGGGTTGACGTGCCGCTGAGTGACGCAGCAATGGTTGTGGGTGCGAACGCAATACGATCAGCGCTGGGCGGTGCCCAGCTGCATGAGGACAACCCCGGGGTTGGAGGGGCAGCAAACAAGAGCACCGCGCCCATGATCGCCCCGGCGTGGACGACCGTGACCGGTGACGGCGACTTTTCGCTGGCGTCACCCATGGTGTTTTCCGGGGCCACCCCTAACGGGCCGATCACGTACCTGTCGCTGTGGTCCAACACCACCGGGTCGGGCACCTGGTACGGGAATGTGCAGCTCTCAGGCGATCTGACTGCCGACGCCAACGGCGACTACACGGTGCAGACGCTGACGGTCAACGGCTCGTCGGTGGACCCCTAAGCCACTATGCCGACCGGTACCGGCGCCATCGACTACGCGTATGGTGCAGCAGGAGAGGGTGTGCGGCCAGCCAACGGCAACGCAGACGCCACGTACACGTGGGGGTGCACCGCCGCCGGGCTCAGCCCCAAAGTTGGGGCCGGCACTATCAGCTACAGCTGGGCACTGGACGGCGCCACAGGCGAGAACGGCGACTTCCTGCCCGATGACCGGTTCCGGATCGCGGTACAAGAAACCCGCGGCGACAAGCAGATCCTGCAGCCAGACCTGACGGTCAGCAACTTACGCATACAGCGGATACTCAGCGGGCCGTGCATGATCGAATGCGATGTGGACTTCCGAGATCCCACGGCGTCCGGAATCTATTTCAAACCCTGGGAACACTACATTCACGTCGAGAAGGTGGTGCAGGGAAAGCGCAAGATTTGGGCGACGGGCATCGTGCAGCCGTCCGATGTTGATGAGCGGTCAGGAATCCTGCATCTGCGGGCCAAAGGGTTTGCCTGCTACCCCAAATCGTTGCCGTGGCTGGAGGATCTCAATTGGCTGGCCAATGACGCGTTTACGCCGGTCGTAGAGATTTGGCGGCACCTGCAGCAGGACTACTCAAACGGCGACCTCGGTGTCACAGTCTTCCCGCAAACATCGGGCGTGATCCAGCTTCCAGGCTACGCGTTCGACGGAAACCTCCTGAACCTCAACTTTTTCGCCACGTTCGTCAGGCAGACCGACCGGCTGGACTGCGGGGACTACATCGACGCACTCGCCAAGGTCATACCATTCGACTATGTGGAACGGTCCCAATGGAATTCAAGCCGAACAGATGTCATCAAACGCATTCAGCTAGGCTACCCGCGCCTCGGTGTCGTGCACGAGCACCTGGCGTTCGTGATCAACGAAAACGTGCTATCCGCCAAGCCGCACACCGAAACCGAAATCGACTGGGTGTCCGACATCGGTGTCGCCGGCTGGTTCCCCGGCCTGGAACTGAGCTCCGAGCTGGCCAACGCAGACCCAGACCGATTGCGCCGATACCTCTTTGAAGAAGACGTGTTCATCGACACGAACGAGCGCGCCGCCGCATGGGGGCACCGCAGGCTGGCCCGGCGGCAAACCCCGCCCTACTGGGAAGAAATCACCATCATCCCCGACCACCCGAACGCCCCGTTCGGAACGTTCGATGTGGGCGACACCATCCCAGTGTCAGGGTTCATGCCGTGGGAAGGCGAAATCACCCAGCTGCACAAGATAATGGCGATCACCGTGGACGAGGCGAAGAACGAGTACAAACTGACACTTAAGGCTGAGGGCGCCTTCAACTACGACCCGATCTTTTTCCCGTCCGGTGTTTCAAACATTGTCAGTAACAGCGGATTCGACAACAATCTGAACGGTTGGACGCCGAGTGGGCCCGGCTGGACCCACGACTCCGGCCAGGGCGGCAATAGGCTGGGGTCCGCCACGATCACCGCAGACGGCGCGGATCACGAGATCATCACTCAGGCGTTCGGTGTCAACCCATTTCAGATCTTCCCGTTAGCGGTCAAGGTCAAATGCTCAGGTGTGGTGTCCCAGGGAGACGCGGTGCAACTGGTCGCCCAGTTCTACAATGACTCGCTAACCCCTACGCAGGCTTTCCGGGTATCGGGCCTGGTGAATCCGGTAGGTGCGGTGCCCTGGCAGCGCATCGGCGGCAATGTGATCGCGATCCCACCAAACACGAAATGCGCTCTGAGACTGCGGGTCACATCGGCGATGACGGCCGGTAAGGTGTGGTTCGACGACGCGGAAATGGTGATATGAGCCCCGCCCAGTTCGGCGGCCAACCGTACAGCAGCCAGGAAACCCGTGCGCTGTCATCGATCGCGAAATCCCCTGAAATAAACTCGAACACAGACTTCGTTAAAAAGCTGCAGGAGCATGACTATCAGCTGAAGTTTCTGGCCGACAACCAGAAGAAGTTGGAACGGGGCGTCAACGAGGCAACCCAAAACCCAATCCAGCAGCTACAGCAGTTCGTCGCAGACATCATCGTCCTACTGGGCGGCGGCCAATTAGCCAAGGGTGCACTGGATTTCGGAGACCTGAAATACATTCTGCCTGCGCTGGGGGCGCTGTTCGGGTTCGGTGACGGGCCGTTCCCGGTGAACCTGATTGCCGCGGCGCAACGTTTCTTCCTCGGATACGTTGTTCCCACCCAGGCCTTCACCGATGTCATCAACAACATCATCGAAGGGTGGATGAGTGTCTTCGGCATCGACGAAGAGTTCGTGCACAACGTGCAGGAACTGATCACCGCCCTGGGGTTCCTGTTCGACGGCGTCACCGGCCTACTACCAAACCTCGTCACGCTTTTCGGGGCACTCGGTATCACCAAGGGCTCAGATCTTGGCCCGGTGGGCCAGAAACTGGCCCCGATCATCGCGCTGTTCGACGCATTCGATTTGACGCAGTTCGGCGACGCGATCGAGTTCATCACCGACGCGATCAACCCGTTCATAGTGCAGCTGACCGCGGCCATCAACTTCCTCAACGCATTGATCCACATTTTCGGCGCCGGCGGGGATGTGGTGAATTCGCCGCTGCCGCAGCTCACTGAGCCGTGGCGCAACCTGATCCGGTTCCTCGGCGACGTGAATTTCGCGGTCGCCAACTTCAATCCTATCGCCGCCGCCCAGCAGTTTCTCGGCCGGCTGCTGATCCCCATTGGCGGGATCAGCGAGATACAGCCCGACCTGCAGATCGACTCCGGCTTTGAGAACGCACAGTCGATTGGTGAGGGGTCGCCGGCATGGGCACCCGAGGACGATGACCAGGCGTGGGCGTGGGACCTAGTAGGTCAGACAGTGTCCGGGTCGGCGAAAATCACCGCGGACGGCACCTCACACGCCCTGCTGGGCACACTGATCCCCACCGTCGAGGGTCAGGTGTTCAATGGCGAGACATGGGTTCTGTGGGAGAATCTGACGGTTGAACCCGGCCCGGCACCGATCCGGCTACAGTTGCTCACCGACACCGAAGCGGTGATTGAGATCGCGTCTATCGTCTCACCTGGGGCATCCGGAGGCTGGACAAAACTCGCCGGATCGTGGACGGTCACTGCCGGGGTGTCCACGGTGCGCACCCGGCTGCTGCTCGACGAGACCGCCACCGCCGGGCAGGTGTGGTGGGACAACACACCGATCAGGCGCGCAAACGTGCTGAAGCAGTCGCTGATCCAAGATCTCGAAGACATTCTGTTTTCGATCGCGGACAAATTCGCCACACTGCTTGACGGGCTCCTCGGCACAGGCCACACCATGGCCGACCTGGTGGCCGCCATGCGGGGTCTGGTATCACCGGTCGTCGACCTGCTCGACGGCACCGCCGCCGGGCTGATCGGGATTGTCACCAACTCCGATGGCACCGCCACCTACAGCAGCGCCCTGATCGGCAATGGCATCAACAGCCTCATCGCCGGCGCCGATGGCACCGCTATGACGATCGCTACGGCGCTGCAAAATCTGGCCAACCCGGCTGGTATAGCCAATTTCGTTCGGGATGGCTGGAATACGCTGCTACAAGGCACCGGGCTAGCTAACGCTGCACAACTCGTGCAGTCAATCGGCGGACTCATACCCGGCGTCCTCCACCAAGGCGACGGCACCGCATCGGCCACCGCAGCCTCCCCAATACAGTTTCACCTTGACGGCACCGCCACTTTGGTACAGCAGCAGGTGTCCAATGGTGTTGCGGCACTTATTGATCAGGCCGATGGCACGGTGCAGTCGGTCGCGACGGCGTTCCAGCAGCAGGCCGCTGCCGCAGTGTCTTTGGTCGGCAATAATCTGACCTCAGCAGCTACCGCAGGGCAGCAGCTGATGAATACGCTGTTCGGTGGGTTCGGCGTCGGGGCTGGGACGGCTGTTCCGGCGGCTACACCAGTGCAGGTTGAGCAGGCCGTCGTCGCGGCGCAGGAGAACATCGCCAACGCTGCGGTCGGGCTGGCTGCGCTGCAAGCGCTGCTGAATCAGGCCGCCAACGGCGGGGGCATGCAGGTTTCGATCAGCTTCGCCAACTACCCAGACGGTGACATACCCGCTGCGTTCAGTGAAATCATCGGTGATCTGTCGGTCAGCGGCGGCTACTTGGTCGGAAACGGCGCGGCGCTCTACGTCGACGCGGTGACCGACACCGATCAGCAGATCATCACCGGCATCTTCACCGGCGTGACCGGCGCGTCCCGACCCGGCCTGCGAGGGCGGGTACACGCCACCAACACATCGTTCGTACTGGCCTACTTTCACCCTGGCGCCGCGGCATGGCTACTGGGGGCATTCGCCGCGGGCGATGACGAGTTCTTCGCGGCGGCACCAGACACCTTCACACCGGGCGCTGCCTATTCGCTGGTGTGCGGGACCGGGGCGGCCGCCAACCGGGTGTTTCAGATCCTCAAGAACGGCACCCCGCTGAACTTCAGCGGCGGAATCGGAACCAACTACATCGACAGCGCCAACTTCAGCCTGATGGGCCCCAACTACCGCGGCGGCGGGGTGCAGCTGATCGGCGGCGGCGGGGAGAAGTGCTCGGCGTGGACATTCGCTGACAACGCCCCGCCCGCTGTGACAGGATGCGGATTCCGCGCGACCAGGACCTCAGCAACAGGCGGCAGCTGGGTCACCCCCGATCCCGCCACCATCGGTGGTCTCTCAGTGCGGAAGGCGCCAGCCGACTGGTACGACACGGTGGAGAAGACCACTGGCCACTTCGAGTGGGACTCCGACACAAACACTGTCACTGTCGGTGAGACAGGCTGGTATCAGGTGACGGTCGCGCTCAGCGCATTATTGCCGTCTGGGCTGGTCTATCTCGCTGCTGGCCTGTACCACAACGGCGAATGGGGGAATCGGACAGGGCTACAAGCGGGGTACAGCGGGGCGGCCGGCCCAACCATCGCCGCGACATGGTCCGTGTACTGTGAGGAGGGCGACACCCTCACACCAGCGATCACGTTTTCTGGGTCAGCTACCTCCCCACACAGCCCCGATTCGTCGGGGCAAAAGAATTACTTCGAAGTCGCGTTCATCAACAACGGAACACTGTCATAGGAAGCCAAATGTCGTCTCCCATAGTACGATTCGAGGCCATCGAACCCGTTGCGACGCCAACCTATTACCGCCTGCGGATCAGCAGCGACGCCGCCGATCGAGCCGCGATCGACAAAGCGCTGCACGAAGCCGTCACCAAGCGCTTCATCGACTACGCGGCGTTGGAAACGCGGCGCGACCGAAAGACCGGGCTGCCCAAGACCACAGTGAGAATCACCGACAGCAACGGGACCGACTACCTCGCCGATGATGGCGACTCGGTCGTGCTTACCTACCACGGCGACACCTTCGCGGACATAACGCTATACAACGGGCCGAACAGTAAGCGCACCACTAACCGCAGGCTCTCCGAGCTGTTCCTCACCGATGATCCGCAGCCTGAACCGCAAACCGATCCTGATCCCAATCGGGAATTGGAATGGCCATCCATGATTGAAGAGCCGGTGCAGCCGAAATGACCACACTTGCAACCATTCTCGTAGGCGCAGACGTCATCACCGCGAACACAGCGCCCTCAACAGGAACGATCAACCGCTACAACGCGTCCGGCGGCGCGCTAAGCGTCACCCTGCCCGCGCTGGAAGGGCTCAACGTCGGCGCGAACTTCATCATCGAAAAAGACACCCACGACACGACTTACAACTCGATCACGTTCACCCGAAACGGCGGCGACACTTTCGACGACGGCTCGACATCGGTTGCGCTTACACTGCCGGGGGAGAAGCTAACCATACAGGTGATCGCGGTCAACGGCACCAAATACTGGAAAGTTACCAATGCATCTCAGCCCAAAAGCGGCCTACACGCTGTCCCCGCACAAATCGCTCTCGCCAACTCCAACACCATGACCACAATCATCGCCACCAACCTGCCCGCCGGGAAACTCGCCGTCGGCTCCACCTACCGGGTCAAGCTCATGGGCACGGTGCAGGTTAAATCCACCTCGGGCACGTTGACATTCACGCCCTACCTGCAGGGCACAGCGTTGGCGGCCACTGCGCAGATGGCCTCCCAAGTCTCAGCAGCTGGCCCGGTCGGGTTCGTCCTCGAATTCCTGATCACCGTCCGTGCTGTCGGCGCCAGCGGGTCAGCGATCGCCAAACCATGGGGCACGATCAACTTCTCCACGCCACTCAACTTGACATCGACGAGCACGTCGACCACCACGGTGAACACCACTGCAGCGGCAGGCTCCAACGAGGTCGCTGTCAAAGCGCAATGGGCGACCGCTGACGTCAGCAACTCGCTGCTCGTCGAGACCGCCACCATCGAGCGGATCATATGAACATCGTGGTTGAATCGACGCGGCGTTGCATGGCCTGTGGCTGCCCCGCATACGACCACGTTCCCCTCCGTTACCCTTTGCGGGCCTGGCTGTTACACATGTTGCCGACCGCTGTGCTGCGGATGCTGCGCGCGCCGAGGAGGTGTTTGCAGAGATGGCCACCAGTCATCTACTGACGATGTTTCTTGTTGTCTGCCTGGCGTCGGCGTTTTTCGGCGCCATAGTCGAGTATGTGTGGCATGCGCTGCGCCACAACACCAATCGCAGGAAAGGGCACCGATCATTAGAGTTGCGTTGATCCGACTCGTATTACGCGTTCTGATACGCTTTTTGAGACGTCACCCAACCCTAATCCCTGGCGAGGTTGATGACCGGCTGATCGGGTTCATCGCCGACGCGCTGGGCGTGTGAAGTGTGAAAACCGTTGTCCAGTGACCCGATTCGCGCAGCAATACAGCAGCTCCTCGACGACTACGGGGACGGCTGGACTCTCGCCGACTATGTGGTCGCCATGGGATTGGAGTGTGTCACCGCAGACGGCACGATTGAGACAACCCCTTGGTGGCATGCGCCGCCGCAGCAGGCAGAATGGGTGACTGACGGTTTGCTGGTGGCGTTGACCGAGATGCGCGCCATCGAGGAGGACTGATGGCACGACGCGTCGTGTACGGGAACGCCTTCAGCGAGAATGGTTGGCCCATGGTCGATCAAGCCTCCTGCGACTGGGTGCGAATCCCTGGCGCACAGCATGTTTCGCTGCAAATCCAGCAGGGACAACCGTTGACGATTCTGCGCGCGTTCGCCGCTGACTTCCACGCATATGTGGAGCTGCTGCGGGATGCGGATTCGGCGTGTTGGACACCGACAAACTCGGTGCCAACGTCAAACCACTTGAGCGGAACAGCCGTCGACCTTAACTGGAACAGCCACCCGTTCAAGGTGCTCAACGCCGGGTTTAACGCTGCCCAAATCGCAACTATCCGTGAGCTTTTGGAATTTTACGAGGGCACCATTTTCTGGGGCAATGACTGGACGTCACCCAAAGATGCGATGCACTGGCAAATGGGCTACGGCACGTTCGGCAATCCGCGCACCGGCGATTTCATCGCCCGCAAGATTCGACTGGACGGGTTCTCAGCGTTTCGCCGGGGCACGGCAAGTGTGGACGCCGTGCGCGTGCTATCCGATGCCATGGGTGCACGACTCTCGCTTGACCGGTACCGGCAGCTACTGCCCGCAGTCGCCGCGGCGCTGCGGGCGTGCCAGTGCACAACCACGGACCGTATCGCCATGTGGTGCGCACAGATTGGGCACGAATCCGGCGGACTGTACTACACGGAGGAGATTGCTAGTGGGGCCGCCTACGAGGGCCGCTCCGACCTCGGCAACACCCAGCCTGGCGATGGGATGCGATTCAAGGGTCGTTCCTGGATACAGATCACCGGCAGATCCAACTACACGAGACTGTCTCAGTGGGCATACGACAACAAATATGTCGGTAGCCCAACAGTTTTCGTTGACAACCCGGAGCGGTTGGCCGCTGACGAGTATGCGGGTTTGGGTGCTGCATGGTATTGGGTGGTGGCCAGGCCTGACATTAACGCGCACGCGGACCGGCGGGACTTGGAGACGGTGACCCGGCGCATCAACGGTGGACTCAACGGTCTGCCCGACCGGCGTTCACGCTACGACCGGGCACTGCGAATGGGTGATCAACTGCTTGTGTTGATAGGTGGTGATGATGGGGTGAGCCCAGAGTTGGAGCGGATGATCCGCGAGATTCACGGCGCGCTGTTTAATCACATTGCGTCGCAGTCGATTTACGCCACACCCGGGGAGGGGGCGCGGTGGCAGCTACACGAGCTGGTCAAAAATGGGGACGGCATGCTGCATGCCCTGCATGTGGAGGCCGCCGCCCGGCTGGGAGATTTCGCCGAGCTGGAGCGGGTGGCGCGCACCGCCGCCGAACTGGGGGCCGTCACCGATCCCAACGTGGTGGCCCGCGCCCGCAACCTGCTGGCCGAAATCGAGGCGGCCAAGCCGCAACTCATGCAGGCATTCCTGGGGCAGAAAGGGACGAGACGATGAAATACAGCGTGTCAACGATTGTTCGCGCCGCGGTTGCTGGTGTTCTCGGTGCCGCCGGGGCGGCCGCTACCAGCGGGCATGGGGTGGATGTTGCCGAGCTTGACATCGGGCAGTGGCTGACAATGCTTGGTACTGGCCTAGTTTCGGCGGGTGCGCTGCTGCATCCCACGGTTCGTGGCACCGCGAATGATCACGCCGGCGCATCCATGCAGGACGTGGTGACGAAGGCCAGTGAGGCACACGAAAAATTGACTCGGCAAGCTGTGGAGAGCATTGAGCGGGTCAAGGCTGCGGTGGGGGATTTGAGTAGCGTGCTGCCGCAGTCGGCGCCGGCGCCGGCGCCGCTGAAGGTGCCTGACCTGCCGCAGTTTGAGGTATTGCCGTGGCGGCCACCGTTAGGGCCGTTGGCCCAGCAGATGCTGGACACCGTGACCACGGCAGCAGACAACGCAGTCGGAGCTGGCAGATGACAGAGACCCTGATAAGGGCCGGTCAAATCGCTTGTGCTGCAGCGTCATTTACAATGCTAGCCTGTCTGGCCGGTTTGCTGCCGTGGGGGTGGGCCTGGGCGACTGTGGCCGAATCCGCGTTGACAGCAATATGTTTCAGCGCCGCGATGATAGTAGGGGGGAGTCGCAGGTGAACGCGTTGCCCACCAGCTGGATTGCGCTGGCTGGTCTGGCGCTGATCCTGGTGCATCAGGTATGGCAGTCGCGGCAGGCGCGGCTCACCCAGCAGACGGTGCGGCAGGTGGAGACTCAGGTCAGCAACGGCGGCACCAACCTCGCGGAAGTCGTGGCCGAAATGAGCCGCGACATCCGCGGCATCCGCGAAGACATCGGCGGCCTTCGCAGCGAGGTGCGCGACGAGCGGCAAGCACGCATCGAGGATGTCGGCCGGCTGGAAAAGGCGATCCGCGGCGACTAACTAGCCGCTGTGCACCTCGACGCCGGGCACCTCGTGACACGCCCGCGCCACCACATGCCGCCACCAGCGCGCCGGCAGATGCTCCGTGCCCGGCCGCGCGGCGTGCATGTCCTCATCCCGCCGATACACCACCACCGCCGGGTCACGCGCATCGTGCAGGGCGTCGACCAGCTCGCCGACCGCGGCGGCAGTCATGGCCTCGAGTGTCTCGACCTCCTCACGGACACGCTCGGGGATCAGGTCGCGGCCGGCCTCCCAGGCGCGGACGGTGCGCGGGTTGACCTGCAGCATCCCGGCCAGAGACTCGATAGTGAGGCCCAGGTACTCGCGGACCATCTGCAGCTCCCCGCCGTTCATACGGGCAACCCCCGCAGTGTCGCGGGGGTTGGTGGTGATCATCGGTAACCCTCCACCCGGAGGTGTTGCCGGTACCAGCGCCGACAGTCATCGGCGAAGCTGGCGGGCGTCGACCAGATGGTGGACCCAGTGAAGCCGCCGCCATCACAAATTTGGCTGCCTAGCGTCCCGATCCTGTCGCCAAACTCCAGGCGGACGTACCCGCCCTGATCGGGCGCCCAAAACTCGTACCTGGCACCGGCGATGCGGGAGTCGATGGTCATCCTCAT